TTGACAAGATTCCGCATCCGGGAGCTGCGCGAGGCGCGCGGAGTAAGCCAGCACGGACTGGCCCGCCGGCTCGGCGTGACCAAGATGGCGGTCAGCCGGTGGGAGAGCGGTGCGGCAATGCCGACAGCGGACAAGCTGCCGACGATCGCCGCGCTGTTGGAGTGTGAGGTCAACGACCTCTACGACGACGAGACGCTGCGCGCGGCGAGCGAGGCGGCGAGGGCCGCGGTGGCGGCCAAGGGCGCGGCCGACGCGAGAGCGCTGGCCGCAGGAAAGTGAGGAGGGATAGGCCATGCGAGAGCGCGAGGCGTTCCGCGATCAGCTGCAATCTTTGCGCGAGCAGTTTGCCGGGCAGGAGGTGCTGACGCTGGATCAGAGCAGTAAGCTCCTCGGTCTTGACCGCGCGGCGCTGCTCGGCGACAAGGATTTTCCGGCCAAGAAGGTCGGCAAGAAGTACATCATTCCCATCGTGCCGCTTGCGCGGTGGATGGCTACCTGGTGATTTGACATTACCACAAAGGAGGACGAAAGACAATGGCAGCGTTATACCCAAATATCTATCAAAGAGGGCGGAAAACGACCCTTTTGACGCAGGAGGAGGCGGCGGAGCGGCTGCACATCTCGCCCGAAACGCTCAAGCGCTACGAGGGCGGACGGCTCACACCGCCGGACGAGACCGTGGCGCGGATGTGCGAGGTCTACGGCGTGAGCTGGCTGGCGCTGGAGCACGCGAAGGCGACCGACCGGCTCGGCATCCTGCCGGAGCTGGAGCCAAAGCCCCTGCCGATGGCGACCATCTCGCTGACCAACCGCCTGCGCGACGCAGCGGATCGGCTGGCCGGATTGCTCCGCATCGCCGAGGACGGCGTGATCGACGACGCGGAGCGCCCGGAGTTCGACACCATCGTGCAGGACCTGCGCGAGACCATCGCCGCGGCGTATCAGGTGATCTACGCGGACGGCGCAAAAAAAGAACGCCCCGAGGCTGGCACCTCGAAGCGTTCCAGTTTCCAAGGTAGGAGTCTTGAAAACCATTGCACAAACAGTATATCGCAGAAAAAGACGAATGTCAACACCTTCCGAGGGGAGGCGAGAGCATGACGGGACTGGACATCTTCCTGATCCTCGTCGGCATCACGTCTCTCACGGAGCGGCTGATGAAGATCATCGTCTATTTGGATGGAGGAAAGTATGAGCGAGGGCGTAATAAAGTCCGGCCATCGTGAGCCGTTTACCGTCCTGTATAAGTCCGCGATCCGAGACACGCGCCTGAGCTTTGAAATGCTCGGATTCCTGACCTATATGCTGGACAAGCCTCCCGATTGGGAGTTCACCATCTCCGGCATGGCAAAGGAGCGCGGCATCGGCAAGGACACGGTGCGCCGCCTTGTGGGACGGCTTGAGAAGGTCGGTTATCTGATGCGCGAGCAGTCGCATGACGGCAGCGGGCGCTTTTCCGCGAACACCTACGTTTTGCAGGAAAAGCCACCGTTGTCGGAAAACACCGACAACGGTGAAAGCCGTCGTCGGGAAACACCGTCAACGGATTTTTCGACCCAAAGTAAGAACGTAGAGACTAAAGATTATATTATACCCCCCTATAGTCCCCCCAAGGGGGACGGCGCGGAGCCGAGAAAACAGCGCAGCAAAACGACGCCGACGTGGAAGCCGGAGCGCTTCGAGGGCTTCTGGGCTTACTATCCCCGCGGGGAGAATCGCATGGGCGCGGTGCGCGCCTGGGACAGGCTCAAGCCAGACGACGCGCTGATAGAGACCATCGGCCGGGCGCTGCAGGTACTCAAGGCCTCGCCCGCGTGGCGGGACGGCGTCGGCATCCCGTATGCCTCGACCTTCCTCAACGGCCGGCGCTGGGAGGATGCCAAGGCCAAGCGCCCGGCGCAGAGCGCCAAGGCGCAGACGGTGCGCCGCATCGAGCAGCCGCCGGATAGTCAGGACGGAGGGTGGACATGGGCCGAGTAGACGCGCAGCCGAGCGCCGGCTTGGAAGCCGAGCGCGCCGTGCTCGGCGCGATGCTGATCGACGAGAGCATCGTCAGTCAGGTGCTCGCCGAGGTGGACGAGCGCGACTTCACCAGCACAGCCAACCGGCTGATCTTCCAGGCGGCGCGCGAGGTGTTCCGCGAGGGCGGGCACGCCGACGCCATCACGATCAACGCGAAGCTCGGCTATGCTTCCGGCTCGCCGCAGCAGCAACAGCTCATCGACCTGATGGAGGTCACGCCCACGAGCGCGAGCTGGCGCGAATATGCGCAGCTTATGCGCGAGCAGGCAGCGCTGGGCCGCATCCGCGCTCTCTCGGCGCAGATCAACGGCGCGGCTACGCTCGACGACGTCCGTCCGCTGCTCTCGGAGCTGCAAGCGCAGATGACCTCGCGGCGCGGCGTGAAGGTGGTGCCGATGCTGGAGCTTTTGCAGGACTTCTCTGCGCGCCACGCGAGCGGCGCAGCCGCGGACTATGTGGGCTTCGGGCTGGAGGTGCTGGACAAGAACAGCTTTATCCGCGCGGGCGACGTGGTAGTTCTCGGCGGCTACCCGAGCGACGGCAAGACCGCGCTCGCGTTGATGATGGCCTACCACATGGCGAAGACGCGAAAGGTCGGCTTTTTCAGCCTCGAAACGTCCGCCGGCAAGATCGGCGACCGCATCGTGACGCAGGGCATGAAGATCGACTTCGACGCGATCAAGCGCAGCCGACTGACCGACCGCGACTGGGGCACCTTCGCGGTCTGCTCGGAGGACGCAGTCAAGCGCCGGCTTGACGTGATCCAGGCGAGCGGCATGACCGCGGGCGACATCATGGCGGAGTCCATCACCTACGGCTACGAGGTGATCTTCGTCGACTATGTGCAGCTGGTCGTCCCCGAGGGCAATCCGCGCGATCTGCGCAGCGAGCAGATGGCGACCGTCTCCCGCGCGCTGCACACCTTCGCCCAGAGCCGCGGCGTGCTGGTGGTGGAGCTGGCGCAGCTCAGCCGCCCCGAGCGCGGGGCATGGCGCGCGCCGGATATGCACGACCTCAAGGAGACCGGCCAGTTCGAGCAGGACGCGGACCTGATCGTGATGATCTACCGGCCCGACCCGCAGCAGAACTACTCGCAGGAGAAGTGCCGCGTCATCCAGATCGCCAAGAGCAAGGAGGGCCGGCGCGGCAAGGGCGTGTTTGCCTTTGACGGCAGGCACCAGACCTTTGCGCCCTACACCCGCGATGACGAGAAGGGCCGGAAGGAGAAAACGGACGGCGAAGCGCCCGGTCAGATGGCGCTCGAAGAATTGCCGGAGGACAAAAACGCGCCGTTCTGAAAAAAAAACGAGAGAAAGAGAGAAGCGACATGCCAAGAATCGGAGATACCCACGCCATTTTGGCGGACATCGGCGCGGCCATCGGCCCCGGACATCGGGAGCTTTCGCGGCTGCTGCCCGGCCGCGTGGTGTACATCAACCGCGCGCACCGCTGGTTCCTCGTCGAGGCCGACCTCGGCGGCGGCGTCAAGGTCCGCGAGGGCTTTAAATTTTGACAGAGACAGACAGGAGAAAAGGCTATGCAAACCATTGCGATCATGAACAACAAAGGCGGCGTCGGCAAGACCGTCACCGCCATCAACCTCGCCGACATCCTCGTCGCGGACTACAAGCAGCGCGTGGTGCTGGTGGACTGCGACGGGCAGGCGAACCTGACGCGCTTTTTCTTGCCGGGGGCAGACAAGCTGGAGCTGGTCACCACGGCGGACGTGCTGCGGGGCGATTGCGAGCCGCTGTGGAGCGACAACCTCGTGCCGATCCGACCGGGGCTTGACCTGCTGCCGAGCAGCTCCGACCTCTACGAGCTCGACCTGCAGGCGATCAAGGACGGCGTGAGCGCGCCGGAACGACTGCGTCACTTCGCCGAGGCCGCGGCTGCGGACGGCGAGGTGGACTGGATGATCTTCGACTGCCCGCCCGGCTACACGCTTGCGAGCGTCGCGGCGTTGCTGAGCGTGCGTGAGGTGATGATCCCCGCGCTCGCCGACAAGTTCTCACTCGACGGCGTCTTCGCCGTGACCGCACAGCTGCGCGGCCTGAGCGCGGCCTGTCCGGGGCTGCGGTCCCGCGTGCTGCTGACGCAGACGCGCAGCACGGAGGTCGTGGGCGAGTGCGAAAAGCTGCTGCGGTCGCAGCGCGTGCCGCTGTACCGCACGAAGATCCGGCGCACGGACAAGGTGCCGGAGAGCACGGTGACGCTCTCGCCGATGCGGGAATACAGCCCGCGCAGCAGCGCGGCGGTCGATTACCGCTGCCTTGCCGGCGAGCTGATGGAGGAGGTTTAACAATGGCGGGTAAAAAGTTTGACATCACGAAGTTCGCGGCGACGCTGCCCGAGGCCGTGCCCGAATCGGGCATGACGCGCGAGATCCCGGTGGGCGACATCCTCGACAATCCGCGCAACTTCTACCCGCGCCCGGACAACAACGCGCTCGGCGCGCTGATGGAGTCCATTCTGGCCAACGGCCTGCTGGAGCCGCCGACCGTCGTGCCGGCGGAGGACGGCAAGTATCGCCTGATCTCCGGCCACAGCCGCATGGCGGCGCTGCGGCTGCTCGCGGCAAATCAAGACGAGGCCGTCGCGAAGCAGTTCGCCTCGGTGCTCTGCCGCGTGCTGCCCGCGATGACGGAGGAGCAGGAGCTGTGCGCGGTGATCGAGGCGAACCGCCAGCGCGTGAAGTCCAACGCGCTGCTCGCGCAGGAGGCAGAAAAGCTCAAGGAAACCTACATCCGGCGCAAAAAGGCCGGCGAGGAGTTCCCGGTCGGGCTGCGCGAGTGGATCGCCAAGGAGATGCAGATCAACGCGACAAAGGTCGGCAACCTGCAGGTCATTAAAAAGGGCCTCAAGGTGCCGGGCATCATTGCCCGATGGGAGAAGGGCGAGCTGCCCGAGGCCGCAGCGCTCGAGATCGCCCGCATGGATGACGAGACGCAGTATCGTCTGCTCGACTGGATGATCGACAACCACCGGAGCTACGCGATCAAGGACGTGCAGGAGTTCGTCCGGAGCCGCACGGCGGCCGCCCCGGCGGAACGCCCCGCGACAAAGCTTCCCGCCTTGTTCAGCGTAGATCTCTGCGCGCCGGAGTGGCTGCCGCTCGACGCGGAGCATTGGCCGATCGAGGGCGCGCTGGTCGTGCTCAGCTATGAGACCGGCCTTGGCGGCAGCAGCTACCTCGTGGCCCGCTGCGCCGGCGGCGCGGATGAGGATTACCCATTCATCTCGACGGACGCGGGGACGACGGTGGACGATATCCTCGCGTGCCAATGCGACCGCTGGACGCCGCTCGCCGAGTGCGAGCGCGGAAAAGCAGGCAAGGTATGAAAGTTTTGATTGCCTGCGAGGAATCGCAGGAAGTCTGCAAGGCGTTCCGCGCTATAGGACACGAGGCGTATTCCTGCGATATACAAGAGCCGTCTGGAGGGCGTCCGGAATGGCACATTCTCGGTGACGCGCTAAAAGCTATCAAGGGGGGGCAAGTGACTACAATGGACGGATGCGCGCATGAAGTTGAGCGGTGGGATTTGCTGATAGCCCATCCTCCGTGTACATATTTAAGCAACGCCGGAGCTCGGCATCTTTGGAAAGGGCATCAATTGCAATCCTCCCGCGTAATGCTCGGTATTCAAGCAAGAGACTTTTTCATGCGATTTTGGCTTTCGGATATTCCGCGGATAGCGGTAGAAAACCCAATACCGAGCCGCGTGTTCGCACTGCCGGAATACACACAGACAATTCAGCCATATCAATTCGGGCATCCGTACACGAAATGCACATGTCTGTGGCTCAAGAATCTGCCGCCGCTGGAACCAACCGACATTGTTGAGCCGAAAGCAACATGGTGCCCCAGCGGGAGCTACAGTCACAGGCACGGGACGCAGCACAAGGGGATGTTCACGAAAGACCGCGCGAAAAATCGCGCGAAGACGTTCCCTGGCATTGCTAAAGCAATGGCGGAGCAATGGGGCAAGGAGGGCGCATGAAAAACGCTTACGCAAAGGAGCAGGCGGAGCTGCGGCGGCAGCTGCTCAACTACGGGGCGCTGGTCGGCCAGCAATTCAACGTGGATATGATGTGCCTTGCCCTCAATGAGGAGGGCTTTGGTCACGACCGGATCATGCGCATCATCCACCGCGCGGAGAAGCACGGCGAGTATTTTCACGAGTGCCTCGCCTACGGCGTGGAGAGCGACGCGCGGTTCGAACAGCTCGACCAGCGGCTCCGGTACATCTGCCGCGACCACCCGGAGGACTTCGTGCCGCGCGAGGAGCGCTACCCAAACGTCAAGGTGCCCGGCATGGGCAAAAAATTCAAAGCGGAACCGATAGGAGGATAAACATGAAAAACGAAGAGATCGCCGTGGCGCAGGAGGGGACACGGTGGATCCCCGTGACGGAGCGCTTGCCGGAGGAGACATGACAGAATACACCAACACGCCGATCCTGCCCGAGAAAGCCAAAGAGCTGATGTCCCTTGACACCGAGCATAAGGAGATCATCACCTACGGCAAGATCGAGGAGTGGTTCACAGCATGGGGCGGGAAAGTCTATGTGAGCTTTTCCGGCGGCAAGGATTCAACCGTGCTGGCCTACCTTGCCGCAAACTGGCTCTCACATTTCCGCACGCCGCCGTGGCCGCTGAACCTCGTATTTGTCAATACGGGGCTGGAATATCCAGAAATTCAGAAGTTCGTAAACGAATATACGAACTGGCTGCGGAAGAAGTTCCCTCGCGTGACGATCAACCTTACTCGGCTGCGCCCGAAGATGAACATCCGGCAGGTGGTGCGAAAGTACGGGTACAGCATCATCGGTAAAGACGTAGCGCACCGGATAGAAACCGCGCGGCGTTCACCAAATAGCCGAAGTATGAAGCTATTGCGTGGGGAAGTCTTACGCACTGATGGGGGAAAGAGCATATACAACTGCGAAAAGTGGGAGTATTTGCTTTCGGCTCCATTCCTCATATCAGACAAGTGTTGTGGAATCATGAAAAAGACCCCATCAAAGAGCTATGAGCACCGAGCGGATGTCAAGCCCATGACGGCAACAATGGCGGAGGAAAGTCTTCTGCGGATGCAAAAATGGCGCGAAACCGGATGCAACGCCTTTGAAGGAAGGCGCCCCTTATCTAAGCCCATGAGCTTCTGGACGGAGCAGGACGTGCTGCGATTTATCGTAGACCGAGAGCTACCTATCGCCAGCGTATATGGCGACATCGTGGCCAGCGACGGTGAGAACGACTATGCGGAAACGCTGATCGACTGCAAGCTGCACTGCACGGGTTGCCAGCGCACGGGCTGTATGTTCTGCGCGTTCGGCGCTCATCTCGAAAAGGGCGAGAACCGTTTCGAGCGCATGAAGCACACGCACCCGAAGCACTATGAGTTTTGCGTCGGCGGTGGGGCTTACGATCCTGCTGACGGGATGTGGAAACCAAACGAAAAGGGTCTCGGCTACGGTCGAGTGCTGGATTACATCGGAGTGAGGTATTGAGATGAAGGTTTTAGTTGCCTGCGAGGAATCGCAGGAAGTCTGTAAGGCTTTGCACATGCAGGAGGAGGAGTGATGGAACGGCTAACATACCGTGATAAAGACGGATTCCCGATGATGAAAAAACATGGTGGATTCAAAAAGGAAGGCGTTGAGCGCCTTGCCGCCTACGAGGACACGGGGCTGGAACCTGCGACGTGCGCCAATTACAAGACGTTTGAGGATGAGGCAATCAGTAAGGGCGTGACATTTAAGCGCATTGTCGCGCTGATGGAGGCCGACAAGGCCGGTCGGCTGGTGGTGCTGCCGTGCAAGGTGGGCGATACGCTATGGGTGACCGGCCGTGACAATGTGCCACGAGAAATGGCGCTTGAAGCCCCGGACATCAGAGCTGTTTGCACGGATGAGGATAATCTGTGTATGTCAACGTGCAATCGAAAGCCGGACGGGTTCTGCGCGTATCGTCTGCGTAATGATGGCGCAGACGTTGGCAAAACCGTATTCCTGACCCGTGAGGAGGCGGAGAAAGCATTGGAGGCGATGAGTGATGCTTGAGCTCAGATTAGATGACCCGCACTTTGTGGAAAACTTTCAGGCGGCGTTGAATCTGAAAAAGATGGGATTTGCAGACGACGAGCTGGAGCTGCTTTACCAAAAGCAGCTTGAAGAGGATGCAAAGGAGGCAGCTAATGACTAACATGGAACGCAAGACCTTCTGCGCGGCGCTCAGCCGCTACGGCGCTCAAGCGCAGATCACGATGGCCTTTGAGGAGATGGCCGAGCTGCAGGATGTGCTGTGCAAGTTCCTGCGCGGGCGCGTGGACGGCGACACGCTCGCCAACATCGCCGAGGAGATCGCCGACGTCGGGATCATGCTCGACCAGATGGCGATCGAGTTTGAGGTCGAGGACGCGGTGGCGGAGCAGCGGGCATCCAAGGTCCAGCGGCTGCGGGAAAGGATCGAGAAAGATGGCTGAATACATTGAGAGAGATGCGCTGCGACAAGCGGTGCTGGAAAGCCAGCACGACAACTCCCATCCACGTGGTTGGGCTCATATTGCACATGACTGTGAGCACGCACACTTTGTAGCGATGATCGCCCGCTTCCCAGCCGCTGACGTTGCGCCGGTGGTGCATGGGTGCATTGTCGGATCGCTTGAGGATGGGCGCTACCGCCGAAGGTTTTCCTGCTGCGGAGAGGACGCTACAATGATAACCCAGTGGGTATGGCCGAAGTACTGCCCCAACTGCGGGGCCAAGATGGACGGAGGTGCGGACAATGCCTGAATTTAGACGCTTGACCTACAAGACGCCGGACGGGGCGTGGGGCATCAAGGGCGTGAGCCTGCTCTCCTGCCCGGCGCGGCTCTACGGCGCGGCCGCAAAGCTGTGCGACATGGAGAGCCTGTGCGAGGACGTGTACCGCGCCAAGGACGCCGAGCTGACGCTCGACGCGCTGCAGGAACTGGTGGACAAGGGCCTCGGCGGACGCTTCATCGACCTGCGCAGGGTGCTGGAAGGGGTGGAGCTATGATGTGGAACAGGGTGTTGATCGTCAAATTGCCGGAGCTGCACGCCGACGTCAAACAGCTCGAGGCGTTCCGCGCCTATGTGTGCGACGCGCTCGGCGCGGGCACGCTGGTGCTGCCGCTCGGCACGACCTACGCGGTCGAGGAGTTCCCCGCGCTCGGCGCGGTGGAGGTAGGCGCGGGGAACGCCGTGCCTGTCGTGATCGGCGGGCCGAGGCCGACGCCTGCGGGCGGAGGCGGCGGGCTGGTCGTTGGCGGGCGCGTGGTCCGCTCGGTGCCCGATTCGGGCACCGCGCCGGAGCCGGAGCGGGAGGAGGCTCCCGCGGAAACGCCGAAGCAGCAGCCGGATGCGCCGGACAAGCCGACGCCGATCCTGAGAAGTCCTCCGGTGCGGCGCGGCGCGCCGCGCTCTCATGCTCTGCCGATGAGCGAGGGAGAGATCGTGGCGTCCTACCGGCAGGCGGCAAAGCCAGCGGCGCAGATCACGGTGCTCGCGGATCTCAACGTCTGCTCGAAGGAGCGCATTGAGGAGATCCTGCGCGAGGCCGGCGAGCCGCTGCCAAAGAAGCACGGACGACAGAAACGAACGGAGGGATGAAATGACAAGAAAACGGATGATCAAGCTGCTGATGGCTATAGGCTTTGATCGGAACACTGCGGCGCTGGCAGCAGACCTGTGTGACGGGAATATGTCTCATGCTTTTTGCTTGCGCAGGATCAACCAGGAAATCGTCCTCAATATGTATGAGAGGCATATCCAACACATCCTGCGCGGCGATGTGACCGGCGCGGTCGCCGGCATGGTCGGGAGCATGTATGGCTGAGCTGTGCGTGGTCACGCGGAGCGGGCCGCTGACCAAGACCTACACGACCGACCGCTTCCGCCTCGTCTCATGGGCGGGCGAGCAGCAGTGCCGCGGCTCGCCTGCGTTGCCCTCCATGTGGAGCTCCAGCGCGGAGAAGCTGGAGCTCTACCTCGCCCTCTTCGGCTATCTGGGCGTCCACTATGTTCTGACCTTCGACGATGCGCACCTGCCGGCGTCTTTTGAGGACGTCAAGCGGTGCTTTGCCGCGTTCTGCAAGCGCGTGCGGCGCTTCGACCCGAGCATCCGGCGCTATGTCTATGCGGTGGAGGCGGGGCACAGCAATAAGCGCTGGCACATCCACTTTGTGGCGAGCGAGGACGACCTGCCGTTTGCCGTGGTTCAATTCCTGTGGGGCTACGGCTTCGTCAATCCGGGCTATAAGGAGTATCCCGTGCTCAGCCGCGACGGCGGCTACCGGCGGCTTGCGCGGTATTTCTGCAAGCCGGACGAGATGATTCCGCTCGGGAAGCATCCGTGGGGCGTGGCGCGCGGGATGCGACAGCTGATTCCTCCGCGCACGGTGCGCGTGCAGACGCGAGCGCCCGCGATGCCGCGTGAGACCTTTTGGAACGAGCGCTCGCGGCCGCTGGCGCGCGAGGTGAACGGCATGGCGAGCTGGCGCATCGAGTATGCGGACTGGATCGCAAAACCGCCAGAAAACGCAAGAACTTTTATTTTAGACTAATGAATCTAAGATAATACTTCTATAGAACGTCTTTACTTGTACGCTATGCTTTATTTGTAGACAAGAGGCAAAAAGGAGGCAAAAAGTGTTGCAATCAAAACGGAATGATGGTAAACTGGTCACAAAGGACGGATGGCTGATGTGCCCGAGATGCGGGCGCGGCAAAGTCCTTCGGCTCGATCCCGGAACCAGAGCAAAAGACTTGCCGGTCTACTGCAAGTGCTGCCGGATGGAGTCCATCGTGAATATCGACGAGTGCCTGTGCCTTAGCGCCTGCGCCACATGATCCGCTGTATGCGGTTTGTGTCGGTGCAGGCTTTTTGTTTTGCCCGGAGATGATAGCCCGATGGCCTTAAAGCCGCTCCGACCCTGCCGGCATCCCGGCTGCTGCGTGCTGGTGAGCGATGGATACTGCGACGCCCATCGGCCGCGCGGCGACCGGCGCAGTGAAGAATCGCAGTCCTGGCGCTGGATGTACCAGACCGACGAGTGGCAGCTCGACCTTCGGCCGGCGCAGCTCCTGCGCGAGCCGTTCTGCCGCGAGTGCGCCCGGCACGGGCGGCGGGTCCGCGCGACGGACGTGGACCACATCGTCGACCACAAGGGCGACTGGTCAAAGTTCTGCGACCGTAGCAACCTCGAGAGCCTCTGCCACAGCTGCCATAGCCGCAAGACGGCGCGAGAAATGCACGAGAATCGCAGCAAATCAAAGCGCCGCGGCGCTGCGGCGCGGCAGTAGGCTTGGGCGCTCGGGCGCGTCGCGAGAGCGTCGCGCGGGGCTTCCTTGCAGCCCCCTCCCCGGGGTCAGAAAGTTTGGGCGCTGCCCTCGGAAACCGCCGGTCCTCCCTCGTGCGAGATTTTTTCCCCACGGGGAATTTTCGGAAAGCTCCTGCGTGTTCCCCGCTCTTTGACCGGGGCGGTCATGAATTTCCTCCTACCCCGTGGCCCTCGAATCGCGAGGGGCGGGGAATGCGCAGGAGCGCCGCTGGTGGCGGAGAAAGCGACTAAGCATTCGAGGCAGCGGCGCTGTCGCCGCAAGCAGAAGCGCCGCGGGGACGGCCTGCCGCGACGGTGGGCCAGATGCGCAGGAGCCACAAAACAACATCCGGTGTGGTCCCCGGCTCTTGAAGCCGGCCATAGCCTTCACGGTTCTGTCCCCCGCGCTCTCGCTCGTCGAGGGCCGGGGACTGCATCGGAAATATCGACAGGAGGCAAGGCATGGGAAAGAAGCAGACAGCAGGGCAGACGCCGGTGCGCGTGGCGGTCAAGGACCTGCCGACAATACGCATCGACGAGCTGGTCCCCTATGCAAACAACGCGAAGATTCACGGGCCGGACCAGATCGAGCAGCTGCGGCGCAGCCTGCGCGAGTTTGGCTTCGTCTCGCCGGTGCTGATCGACGAGGACAAAAACCTGATCGCCGGACATGGGCGCGTCGAAGCGGCGCGGGCCGAAGGCATGACCGAGGTCCCGTATGTGACGGTGAGCGACCTGACCGAGGCGCAGCGGCGCGCCTACATCATCGCCGACAACCGACTTGCCGAGACGGGCGTCTGGGACGCCGGACGGCTTAAGCTTGAGATGCAGGAGCTGCAGGCGCTGGAGTTTGATACCGATCTGACCGGCTTCGCGATGGCGGAGATTATCTCGCTTGCTGGCGATGAGCCGGAGAGCGAGCCGGAAGCGCACGAGGATGACTACGACGGCAGCGTGCCGGAAGAGACCACCGTGCGCGAGGGCGACATCTACCAGCTCGGACGGCACAGGCTTATGTGCGGCAACGCCGCATCTGCAAGTGATGTCCACTCTCTTACAAGGGGTGCTCAAATTGAGATGGTTTTTACAGACCCCCCCCTATGGCATTTCATATCGAGGTGTAAACGATAAACGCGAAGTTATTGGTGATGATGTTGGCTTAGCTCAACTTCTCGATTTCATTTCTGCATCTTTACCTATTTGCGACACAATGTATGTTTGCTGTAGTTGGCAAAATGCGCACATATTCCGCGTTGCTATTGAACAAAAAGGCTTCGCAGTTAAATCATTGATCGTCTGGAACAAAGTTAACCCTGCACAGCATTTGGATAAATATTTTAAGCAACATGAACTCATTTGGTATTGTGGCCCGTTTGGTGGCGAGAAGACAATCCGCGGCGATATTTGGGAATGCAAGCGCCAGCGGAACACACTTCACCCGACGATGAAACCCGTTGAGCTTGTTTCTATGGCTATTAAGGACCAGCCTTGCAAAGATGTTGTATATGATCCGTTTGGCGGGAGCGGGACAACATTGATCGCCTGCGAGCAGCTTGGGCGCACCTGCTACATGATGGAGATCGACCCAAGGTATGTCCAGGTCATCATTAACCGGTGGGAAGCTATGACCGGAGAAAAGGCGGTGCTGCTGAATGACCGTGCAAGAGGCTGAGCGGATCATGGCCGCGACGGCAAGCCCGTATCTCAAGCGAGACATGGAACGATATATTCGGCGGCAACGCAGAAAGGAGCGCGGATATGGCAGGGGCAAGACAGCCGACCGATCTGGTCGTGAGGAACGGGCGCAAGCACCTGACTCGCGCCGAAGAGGACGCGCGGCGCGACCGTGAGGTGGTCGTCCCGGCCCCGCAAAAAGCGAAGCCGCCCAAATGGCTACCGAAGCCGCTGCACCGCGAGTTCCGCGCGCTGGGGCGTCAGCTTATTGACGTCGGCCTTTACACCGACCTTGACGCGGACAACCTTGGACGCTATCTGATGGCCCATCACGAGTACCAGGTGGCGACGCTGGAAGTGGAGCGCGCACTGAGCGCGCAGCCGCGCGACGCGGACACGGTGGACCGCTGGGGGCGCGTGCAGGAGCGCTACTTTAAGCAGGCGCGCAACTGCGCGAACGACATGGGCCTGACGGTCTCGAGCCGCTGCCGGCTGGTCCTTCCGAGCAATCTGCCCGCGGCTGCCTTTACGCCGGATGGCGGGGCGGATGAGTTCACGGAGCGGCTGCGGCAGCGGCAGGCGGACGCGCTGGCGCGGAGCCTGTAGCATGGCGTACGTTTTCGACCGCGAGGCGGGACAGTTTGTGTGCGACTTCGTCGAGCGCCTGCCGACGACCGACACGGGCAATCTCTTTTCTCTCTACGACTGGCAGCGCGAGGCGCTGATGGAATTTTACGGCACGATGGACGTGCCCGAATCGGGCACGGATGAGGGCGCAGAGCGGCTGCGCCGGTACTGGTACCTCTACCTCGAGATCCCGAAGAAGAACGGCAAAAGCGAGCTTGCTGCGGCGCTGGCCCTCTATCACCTCTTCGCGGACGGCGAGCTGAACGCGGAGGTCTATGTCTGCGCGGCGGACAAGGAAAACGCCTCGATCGTCTACAACGCGGCGATCTTTATGGCGACGAGCGCGCCGTGGACGGCGAAGATGATCGCCCGCGGAGAGCTGCGGCCCATCGAGAGCCGCAAGCGCGTGGAGTATCGCAGGCGCGTGAAGACCGGAAACGGCGGCTACAAGTGGATCACGCTCGGCATCCTGCAGGTGCTCTCAGCCGATGCGGACACCAAGCACGGCTACAAGCCGAGCTGCGTCATCTTCGACGAGCTGCACGCCCAGCCAAACCGCCGTCTGTGGGACGTAATGACCGGCGAGGCCGGCGCGAGCCGGCGGCAGCCGGCATGGATCGTGCTGACGACCGCGGGCGACGACCCCGACCGCAATTCGATCGGCTGGGAGATCCACGAGAAGGCGGTCGCCATCCGCGACGCGCGGCAGCTGCGGCGCATCCGCGCCGAGGGCGGCGATGTGCGCAAGGTCCTCTCTCTCCGGCATGCCAGCGACGAGGACCTTGCCGACGCCGAGCGCGAGCTGCTATCGCGCGACGAGGCCAACTGGCTGCCGATCCTCTACGGCTTAACCGCGATGTTCGGCGATGACCCGGACGACCTTGAGGCGCTGGACATCTGGGACGAGAGCCTGTGGTATCTCTGCAACCCCTCGCTCGGCAAGCACCTGCGGCTGCGCAACGTCCGCATGGAGGCAATGGCGGCGCGGAGCAACGAGGCAAACGAGCGCAAATTCCGCTGGCTGCGGCTCAACCAATGGATCACGACGAAGTCGGTCGGCTGGATCTCGCTCAACCTCTATGACAAGACGCAATGGGGGCCGAGCAAAAAGCGCGAGCGCGAGGAATGGCTGCGGCAGCTGGACGGGAAGCTCTGCTACGGCGGCGTGGACCTTTCCACGAGCCGCGACCTGACGGCCTTTGTTCTGCTCTTCCCGCCCCAACCGGGGCTGGACGCGGCGGTGCTGCTGCCCTATGGCATCTGGCGGCCCGAGGCGACGGTGGACGAGGCGGAAAAGCGCGACCACGTCCCCTACCGGGACTGGGCGCGGGCAGGCTTCCTCGACCTCTGTTCCGGCGAGGTCATTGACTACGGCGCGGTGGAGGAGCGCATCCGCGAGGCGCGGGAGCGCTACGACCTGCGCATGGTGGGCTTTGACCCGTATCTGAGCCGGACCATCACGCAGCGGCTCGCGCCGATCGTGCCGATCATCGAGATCCCGCAGGACCTCAAGAACATGAGCCCGGCGATGAAGGAGACGGACGACATGATGCAGCGCCACACGCTGCTGCACGTCCACAACACCTGCTTCCGCTGGACCTTCGGCAACGTCCGCTGCCATGCGGACGGAAACGGCAACATCAAGCCGCTCAAGAATAAATCAACGGGGCGCATCGACCGGGCGGTCGCGAGCATCATTGTGATGGCCGTGTGGATGGTTGCCAGGAATCAGAAGCCCGATCTTGCCGCGGCGGTGGCACGGGCGGACTTCACGCTGTGAGGAGGAAGGCTGTGGAAAAGCTGCGAGACGCCGCGCTGCTGCTCGGCGTGCTGCTCATTACGGCAGGCTCGGGGATGATCTATATCCCGGCCGGCTTTATCGTGGGCGGCATTCTCTTGATCGCAATGGCCGTTGTTGACGGCTTTGACGATAGTGCAAACGACGAAGGGAGTGATGGTCAAGCATGAGCATCATCAAGGGCCTGCGCGCGGCAACCGCACGCTCGCCCACCGTGAGCAAGTCCGTAACGGTCGGCAGCCTGACGGCTTCCGGCGGTCTGGCCGTCGGCGAGGACCCGCAGAGCGCGGCGCGCAAGCTCAGCGCGGTCGACCGCTGCATTGAGCTGCTGAGCGACAGCATCGCGAAGCTGCCGAATTATGTGATCGACACAAGGACGCGCGAGCGCACGGACCACGAGCTGCTGCGGCTGCTGAACATCCGGCCAAACGAGGCTATGACCCCGTTCATCCGCAAGAAGGTGCTGGAGACGAGCCGCCTGGAGGGCGGCAACGGCTACGACTGGATCGTGCGCGACGAGCGCACGGGCAAGCCGGTGGAGCTGATCCCGGTGCCGTGGTATCTGGTGCAGCCCTGGCACGACATGGCGGGGCGCGTGTGGTACGACGTGACGCATCCATTTTCCGGCAAGGTCATGCGATTGCCGAACGAGGACGTGTGCCACTACAAGAACGCCACGCGCAACGGCCTGCTCGGTCTCGGCACGGTGACGCGCGCTGGCGAGGTGATCGCCGCGGCGCGGGCCGCGCAGGAGTATGAGCTGAGCTACTATGCCAACGGCGGGCAGCCGGGCGGCGTGCTGGAGACCGACACCGACCTCGGCGGCTATGTGCTGGACACCAAGGGAAAACCGGTCAAGGCGGCGGACGGCTCGCTCGTGACCAAGAAGGACCGGCTGCGCGCCGAGTGGGAGCGCGTCCACATGGGGCCGAGCAAGGCGCACCGGACGGCGATCCTCGACCTCGGCCTCAAGTACACGAGCATCGCGGGGACGAACCGCGACGCGCAGTTTGTGGAAAACAAGCAGCTGTCGATCACGGACATCGCGCGCTACTTCGGCGTGCCGCTCTACAAGCTCAATGAGGGCAAGCAGGCCTACGGCAGCAACGAGCAGAACGCGATCGAGTATGTCGTCGGCACGCTGCACCCCATCGTGACCCAGTACGAGGAGGAACAGAGCTACAAGCTGCTGACCGACAGCGAGCTGGCGGCGGGGCTGGAGCTGCGCATCAACATGATGGCGGAGCTCAAGGGCGACACGGCGAGCCGCGCGAACTGGTACCGCACGATGAGCGAGCTGAGCGTATTCAGTCCCGACGACATCGCGGCGCTGGAGGATCTGCCGAACGTGCCGGGCGGCAACCGCAGGCGCGCGAGCCTGAACTATGTGCCGCTTGACCTGTGGCCGGAGCTGAGCGCGCAGAGAAACGGCGGCGCGGCCGCCGGAGAGGAGTAAACCGCATGGATATGATCTTTAAGGCGGCACGGATCGAAAAGGCCGCCGTGGGCGAGCGGGAGCTTGCCCTCATCAACGCACAGGCGCTGCGTGAGCTGAGCGCAGACGAGGTGTTCGCCTTCCGTCTGGCTGCCTGCGACAACCAGATCGACCGCGAAGGCGAGCGCTTCACCGAGGCGACGCTTGAGCAGCTCGGCAAGCTCTACATCGGCAAGCCCGTGCTGCGTGACCACCGCTGGAGCGCGGAAACGCAGACCGCGCGCGTGTACGACGCACAGGTGGCGGACGAGGGCGAGGTCAAGCGTCTGGTACTCAGCTGCTACATGGTCCGCACGGCAGGCGCCGCGGACACCATCGCCGCCATTGAGGGCGGCATCCTGCGCGAGTGCAGCGTGGGCTGCGCGGTGGAGCACGTCAACTGCTCGATCTGCGGCGCGGACCAGCGCAAGACGCTGTGCGAGCACTGGCCGGGCCGAGAGTACGACGGGCAGCTCTGCCACTTTGATCTTGACGGCGCGGCGGACGCCTACGAGGTAAGCCTCGTGGCCGTGCCCGCGCAGCCGGAGGCCGGCGTGGTGAAGGCGAAGCGCTACGGCGGCGCCGAAATGAAGGAGACCCACGCGCCGGAGGGCGCGGATAACGACGAGCACTGGGCGGACGAAGCCGCCTTGGAGCTTGAAAAAATGAGATTTTAAGGAGGCACACAATGCGTAGAAAGTACAACGACCTGCTGGCGAAGCGCGCCGGTATGCTCACGGAGGCTGAGAGCCTGCTCAAGGAGGGCAAGCGCGAGGACTATCGGAGCAAGATGACCGAGATCGAGAACCTCAACACCGAGATTACCGAGGTCAAGACCCTCATCGACGAGCAGGACCGCCAGTTCATGCAGAAGCAGGATACTCCGGGCGAGGCCAGGGACAAGGCTCTCGAGCGCGCGGAGATCCTGCGCAAGGGCGGCGAGGTCAAGTTCAGCGCGGCGGAGGTCCGCAAGGCCATCACGCTCGCGACCACCTCGCTTGCCGAGCCCACCGGCGTGGGCCGCGACATCCGCGGCGGCGACGCGCCCCTCAGCGCGATCATCGACCAGGTCAGCGTGGTCAACCTCTCCGGCCTGGGCGAGTATCAGGAGCCTTATGTGATCTCTGAGCTCGACGCCAAGGTCGGCACGGTGGCCAGCACCGCGGGCAAAGCCCGCACGGCAAGCACCGACCCCACCTTCGGTGTGGCGCAGATCAAGCCCTACGACATGAGCGTGACGAGCTTTGTCGACCGCAACATCGGCAACCTGACGCCGGCGGACTATTACGCAAAGATCTACGGCATGGCGATGCGCGCCATGCGCCGCAAGTGCTCCGAGCTGATCGTCAACGGCGACGGTGAGAGCAGCCATGTGTTCTACGGCATGAAGATCGCCAAGAACAAGGCCGGCAGCAACATCTTCGCCAGCGTCGACGTGAGCGCGGTGGACGTCGACCTGCTCGACACCCTCTATTTTGCCTACGGCGCGGACACCGAGGTCGCCGGCAGCGCCCGCCTGCTGCTCACCAAGGAAGACCTCAAGGCCATCGGCCAGCTGCGCGGCACGAACGAGAAGCGCCGCCTGTTTACGATTGAGCCGGACATGGCCAACCCCAACGTCGGCGTGATCCGCGACGGCGGCGTGGTGATCCCCTACACCATCTGCCCGGACCTCACGAGCCTGAGCACCGCGACCGCCAGTGCGAGCGCGGCGATCCAGACCATGATCTATGGCAACCCGCTCAACTATGAGCTGGGCCTGTTCTCCGACTTCACCGTGCGCGTGGACGAAAGCTACAAGGCGCAGGAGCGCCTGCTGACCATCCTCGGCGACGTGATGGTCGGCGGCAACCTCGTGGTCGACAAGGGCGTCGTCGTTGCGACGCTGCCTAAGTCTGGCTCGTAAGAAATGCTGACGGAGCATCTGGCGGACATCGCCGCCTATTGCAAGGTCGACGCGGACGACGCGGAGCTTCCCGGCTTTGTGGACACGGCAGCGGCCTACCTCGCCGACGCGGGCGTGCTCGAGCCGCAGAACGGCTCGCTGCGCTATGCGAAGTATCTGCAGTGCGTCAAGTACCTCGCGCTCGACCTCTACGACCGGCGCGACACGGCGGTCGAGGGGGCGCTCAGCGACAACCCCGCCTTCCGGCGTCTCATTAACCAGCTCAAGCTCACCGAGCCTGTGCCCGATTCGGGCACGGGCGAGGGAGCGGAGGGAGGCACGTGATGCACGTCGACGCAGGAAAGCTCTCGAAGCGCATCCAGTTTTTGCGGAAAACGACGGCAAAGGACGCCGACGGCTACGACGTACCCGGCGAGCCGGAGCTCGTGCGCGAGACCTGGGCGCAGTTCTCGCAGACGAGCGGCACGGAGCTGATCCGGGCAAACGCAGAGTTCGGCGAGGCGAAGGTCCGCTTTCTCACGCGCGCGAACCCGGAGCTGCTTGACCGGCGGCTCCTGATCCACTACGACGGGCGCGACTATAACATTCTTTACGTCAACACCTACGGCGACGAGGGAAAGTACATGGAGTTCTGGTGCGAGCGCATCACGCAGGAGGGCAAGGTATGACGCTGAATGAGCGAATCATCGCGGTCGTGACGCCGATCGTGCCGGTGTGCGTGCCGGATCTGCTGGTCACAAAGGCGGGCGAGACGCCGCCGGAGGAATACTGCACGTTTGACTACACACAGACCGCCGGTCTTGCCGGCGACGACGGGACCGACGTCGGGCTCGCGCGGGTGCAGCTGCACTACCTTGCGCCGCTCAAGGCGTCGACCGTCGCCAAGCGGCGGGCGCTGACCGCGGCCATCGAGGAAACGGACGAGTTCTCCCTCCCGACTATTTCGTCGGCGACCGACGAGCTCGGGCAGCACTATGTGTTCGAGTTCGACGCGCTGACCGAGGCCGAGGACGATGGCGCAGTTTAAGGCGGATGGCATCGACGGTCTCGCGCTGACGGTGCAGGAGATTGCGGAGATCCCCGAGGACGTCAAGCGGCAGATGCTGACCGCGGGCGGCGAGGTGGCAGCCGAGGCGCAGCGGCGGAAGATCCGTGCGCTGGGGCTGGTCGACACCGGCAAGCTCGCCGGCAGCATCACGGTCAAGCAGAAGCTTTACGTCGACAGCCGCAAAAATAACGCGCCGGCAGTGCTTGTGCTGCCGAGCGGCTCACGCGGCAAGCCGGTCGTCCGCAAGCCGCGCAAAAAAGGCGCACGCCGCCGCTCGACCAACAATGACGTCGGTTTCATTCAGGAGTTCGGCGCGCCGCGGCGCAACATCCCCGGCAAGCAGTGGATGGCGCAGGCGAACGCCGAGTGCGCCGACGCCGTGACCGCGGCGGAGTTCAGCGTCTATGACGACTGGCTCAAATCAAAAGACCTGTAAGGAGGGCACACAATGGCAAAATATGGCGCATCCTATCTCTATTTCGCGCCGTTCGCGGAGACCGACCCCGACACGAACGCGGCGAAGCTGCCGAAATACGGCACGAAGGTCCACCTTGGCTCGCTCATCACCGTGGCGGACACGGTGAACGTGCAGTCGGCGGAGATCAGCGGCGACAACGCGGTCGAGGACCGCGTGGACGAGGTCGCGGATTACGACGTTTCCACCTCCGTGACGGAGCTGGAAAACGCGGTTGCAGCCGCGGTGTTCGGCTCCAATCTAAGCTCGGACGGCGATCTGAGCTACAGCTTCGACGACGAGTCCCCGCAGGGCGGCCTCGGATTGATCTCGAAGCGAAAGTACAAGGGCAAGGTGTTCTACAAGGGCATTTTCTATCCCAAGGTGCAGGCCGTGCGGCAGGGCGTGACCTACAACACCAAGGGCACATCGATCCAGCTGACGGGCGACGACCTGAGCTTCCACGGCACGGTGCCTGCCTGCCGCAAGAGCAAGATCGAGTCCAAGGCCCTCGAGACCGAGGCCGCGGCGCAGGCCTGGATCGACAGCAAATTCACAGAAAGCGCGAGCTGAGACAAACGGGCGGGGACCTTTCTCCGCCCGTTTCCGGCATAGGAGACAAATATGCGAAAGACCGAATGGAAACTCAAGGGGCACACCTTCACGCTGTGCCTGAACGCCGCGGCGCTCACGGACATCTATGACCGCTTCGGCACGGAAAAGGATATCCCCGACCTCTACCGCGGCAGCGACAAGGCGAGCTTCGACGCGCTGTGCTGGCTTTTGTGGAAGCTGAGCGAGCAGGGCGAGCTCGTGCGGCGCTGGGAAGGGCTTGATCGGCGGCCCATCGTGCCGGAGAGCTATTTCCGCGCGAATATGGCCCCGTTCGACGCGCTGGACGCGAAGCGCGCGCTCGGCGCGGCCTATGAGCAGGCCTTCCGGCGCGAGCGCGACGAGGACGACGAGGAAGAGGAAGTCGACCTCATTTTGCAGGAGCTTCAAAAAAAAAACGAGAATTTAGCGCTGCTGCTGCGCCAGGCGGGCACGCAGCGATTGCATCTGAGCCTGCGCGAGACGATGATCCTGACGCCGGGAGATCTTCTTGATCTCCTCGCGCTGGAGGCGCGCAGAGTCCCCCGGGAAAGGAGCTGGGAGTAAGTGGCCACACGCACCATCGCCACGCGGCTGACGCTGGAGGGCGAGAAGGAATACAAAAAGGAGCTCGGCGAGGTCAACCAGGAGATCGGGCTGCTGAGCGACAAGATGAAGCGCGCCGACGCGGAATTCCGCGGGCAGGCGAACAGCATCGAGGCTCTGACCACAAAAAACGATTTGCTGCGCGAGGCGCAGCAAAAGCAGATCGACAAGATCGCCAAGCTGCAGACCGCCATTGAGGACTGCGGCGAAGCCTATGGCGAAAACGACGAGGCCGTCATGCGCTTCAAGCGGCAGCTGGAAAAGGCGGAAACCGACCTCATTGACCTCAACGACGAGCTGAGCTCTAACGAGCGCTACCTCGACGAGGCCCGCACGAGCGCCGACAAGTGTGCCAAGAGCATCGACGAGTACGGCAAGCAGGTCAAGGACGCGGCAAAGGCCACCGACGACTTCAACGGCGCAGGCGGCGGCAAGGGCGGCATCGGCAATCTGATCGGGCAGCTCGGCAGCCTCAAGAAAATGCTCGTCGGCGGCGCGGTCGTCGCCGGACTCAAGGCGGCGAGCGACGCCATTATCGGCATCGTGGATGAGACCGAGGAGTACCGCAAGATCATGGGCACGCTGGAGACCAGCGCGCAGGCGGCGGGCTACACAGCCGAGCAGACGGCGGAGTCCTACGAGTATCTCTACGGCGTGCTCGGCGACACGCAGACCGCGGCGACGACGGTCGCAAACCTGCAGGCCATCGGTCTCGCGCAGGGCGACCTGCGCGGCATGATCGACTCGGTCATCGGCGCGTGGGCGACCTATGGCGACAGCATCCCCATTGACAGCCTGTCCGAGGCTATCAATGAGACGATCCAGACCGGCAAGGTAACGGGCACGTTTGCCGACGTGCTCAACTGGGCGGGCGTGAGCGAGGACGAGTTCAACGCGAAGCTCGCCGCGGCGAACGGTTCCACCGAGCGCGCGCAGATCGTGCTCAACCAGCTCGCAAATCAGGGCTTGCCGGAGACCGGCAAAGCGTGGCGCGACGCCAACGAGGACGTCGTGGACTATAACGAGTCTCAAATGAAGCTCGATAAGGCGATGGGTGAGCTCGGCGAAACGCTTGCGCCGGTTGCAGCGGGCTTAAAGGAGGTTTTCGCCAAGGGCGTCTATGCGGCGGCGGGCGCGGTTGCGTGGCTGATCGAGAAAATTCAGAATGCCATTGACTGGCTCAAGAAACTCAACGAGCGCATCTCCAACAGCGAGGAGTGGAAGGATTTTACTTCTGGTAAGCCGCAGAACCCGCTGCCGTCAGATGTGCAGGCCCTGTACGATAGCTACAAAATAGATGGCAGTCACGCCGAGGGCCTTTACCGCGTGCCCTACGACGGTTACGTCGCCGAGCTGCACCGCGGCGAGCGCGTGCTCACGAGCGGCGAGGCGGACGCCTACAACGCCCTCGAGCGCTACGGCGGCACCGGCCGCACCATGACCGCGCAGGACTTCCGCGCCTCGCTCGCGCAGGCGGTCAATGCGATGGCGGCGATGAATCGTGACATGAAGGTCACCGTCGTGAGCACCATGAATGTCAACGGAAAGGAGTTCTACCGCGAGACGATCGAGGACCTGCGCACCGTGAACCGCTCGACGCCGGAGGTAGGGGAGACTGCATGAAGAAAGTACGGACGACACAGCTTATCCTGAACGGCGTGGCGCTGCCCTACGTCTCCGGCGACCGCTACAGCGCGCATCCGGCGACGCTCAGCCGGCAGGTCGAGATGATCTCAGGCCGCGTCGTGAGCGAAGAGCGCGGCAAGGTCTGGCGCATCACCTACAGCGCCGACTACATCGACGACACGACCTGCCGCGCGGCACTCGCGGTCCTCCGCGCCGGCACGCCGTTCACGGCAGCTTTCCTGCCCGACAACGGAGACGAGCTCGTCAGCGCGGAGGTGCTCGTCGAGAGTCTGACCGACCCGACCTTCGCCTTTACCTCCCACGGCGTGCCGCGCTGGCACAACGTAGGCTTCACGCTGCGGGAGGTGAGGCCGCATGATTGAGTCCTCGGCGGCGTATCTCGCCGCCATCACCGGCGACACGCGGCGCGTGCTGCTCAAGGCCGTGATCCACATCATCGACCCGGACATGCAGCTCACCGGCGGCAGCGCGGACAGCCTCGCGCCCTGGGCGAAAACCGCGGAGCTCTACGACTACCGCTTTACGACGGCCCGCTACGCGACGCTGGAGCAGGACCGCTGGCTTCTGGACGGCTCCTTCGGCATCTTCCCGGACGACTATCAGGTGAGCAAGCACATGGGCGTCGCGGACGCGCAGCTCTCCGGCGCGGACGGCAGCTTTGCTTTCCCCGCCTGGGCGGCGATCACGTTTTCCGACGTCAGCGTGCTGCAGGCGTTCTCGGTTTATTTCCCGTCCGACCCGCTGGAGGGTGTGGCCGAGGACTTCACGGTGGAGGTCCTGAGCGCCGGACAGACCTTTTTTGCCAAGACCGTCACCGGCAACACGGCGAGCGCGGTCGCCTTTGAGGGATTTACCGTGCAGACGCCCGACTCCATCCGCGTGACCGTGACCAAATGGAGCCTCCCCTCGCGCCGGATGCGCGTGGTGGAGATCCTGCCGGGCGTGTACGAGGAGTGGACGGAGAACATCGTCGCGGCCTTTGACTGCAAACAGCAGGGCGACGTGAGCTGCCTGTCGCTGCCCTACGGCACCTGCACGCTCAAGATGGACAACCTCTCGCGGCGCTTCGAGCCGCGGAGCAAGTCCGGCCTGTTCCAGAGCATCGAGGAGCGGCAGGGCGTGGAGACCTACATCGGCGTACGGCTTGCGGATGGCAGCGTGGAATATAAGCGTGTGGGCGTCTTCTACCAATACTCCGACGGCTGGAAGACCGGCGACAACGGCCTGACGATGCAGTGGGACCTTGTGGACATCATCGGGCTGCTGGCCGACCGCGCGTACCTCGCGCCTACGGTGCTGCCCATCACGCTCTCCGGCTGGATCGCCTCACTCGTTTCTCAGCTCGGCACCAACTTTGCGGACCGCTGCACGGTGGACGCGGACTATGCCGACCTCGCGGTCACGGCCTCGAGCCGCGCCGCGGTAAGCGGGAAGAAGTGCGGCGACATCCTGCGCTGGGCCTGCATGGCGACCGGCACATGGCCGCGCGCGGACGCGGAAACGGGCAAACTTGCGGTGGAGCCGCTCTGGAACCAGGGCAGCAAGATCACGCTGGAAAACCTCGTCAATTACCCGACGATGAAGGCAAACCAGTCCCTCGCGTCGCTCATCTTCCACCTCTCGGACGGGACGGAGTACGTCGTCTCGGGCAACTCCACGAGCAGCGAGAAGACCGTGACCATCGAGAACCCGTTTCTGCACACGCAGGCGCAGGCGCTCACGGCGGCGCGGCTGATCCTCTCGTGCTACGGCGGCAATCAGCTGGAGCTGACCGGGCGCGGCGACCCCGCAAGTGAGATCGGCGACGTGGATACCGTGTGGCTCAACGAGAGCCGGGCGACGGCGGCGCGGCGCATCTACCAGACCTTCCAGTTCGCGGACGGCGTGCTGCAGGGCTGCCAGAGTAAGCTCCTGCAGGCGGACGGCTCGTATCTCTACGATGCGTTTGAGATCATCACGGAGTCGGGGACGTGGACGGCCCCGGCGGGCGTGACGACGCTGCGCGTGGTGATCGGGCAGGGCGGCGACGGCGGAGGCTACGGCACGGACGGCTACGTCGGCGGCTCGGGAGCTTTCCCCGGGCAGGGCGTGACCTCCGGCTACGGCGACAACGGCAAGGACGGGCAGGGCGGCAAGGTCTGGTTCGGCACGATCCAGATCAACCCGCAGCAGACCTTCGCCGTCGTGCTGGGTGCTGGAGGGCTCGCAGCGGCCACGCCGGGCGAGGACGGTACGGAGGGCGGCGAGACGACGTTCGGCGTGTACACGAGCGCTGAGGGCCAGCGCTACCCCAACGGCTACACCGACATCGCCAACGGGCAGGTGTTCGCGCGCACGGGCGTCAAGGCTCCGCTCCCCGGCTCCGCGGACGGCGGCGCGGGCGGAGACGGCGGCGATCCGGGGCAGGGCTACTGGGAAGAGTACCAGTACCATCCCAGCGGCGCGCCGGACTACGTCATAAACACAGGCTACCGCTTTGTTGTGACGAAGGAGCCGGGCAAGGGCAAGCCCGGCAAGGCCGGCGCAAGCGGCTTTGTCATGGTGACATGGGATAGATCGGAGGAGACGGCATGAGCAGATTACCAAGCGGGTATACACAGCTGGAGTACATCGAGAGCAGCGGGACGCAGTATGTGGACACGGGGGTCAAGCCGGATCAGACCTACACGCTGGAGGTCAAATATCAGACGGCGCAAACCTCGGGGGGCGGCATTGCAGTCAGCGATCAGAACTGGCAGTCGAATGGCTTTGGCATCTGGTCCAATACCGCCGTATTTGGCAACCAAACGCCGCCGCAGAATGTGACGCTGTACGGCGCTGATCCAATTGAGGTCACGCTTAATCAGGGCGGGCTTGTCGTCAATGGAGAGCAGGTATGGACACCGACTGTGGCAACATTCATGGCAGGCGCCAATATGACGATCTGCGCACTCAACCGCAACGGCTCGATTGCGGAAAAGCTCACAGGAAAAATCTATTATGTGAGACTGCTCAGCAACGGACAGGCGGTGCGCGATTTTGTCCCCTGCAAGAACGCCTCCGGCACGGTCGGCCTGTACGACACCGTCGAGGGCCAGTTCTACGCCAACGCCGGAACGGGCGCGTTTACGGCGGGCCCGGAAGTTGTTTATGAGCCGGATGCCCCGACAAATTTTGCCGCCTCCGTATCCGGTCAAACCGTTGCGTTAAGCTGGGCCGCATCGGCAAACGCAGCCGGCTACCGTCTCAAACGGGACGGCGTACAGATCGCGGATCAGACCGGCACGACCTACACCGACACCGTCCCGGACGGCACCACGCTCTGCACCTATGCGCTGACCGCCTACAATGACGCCGGGGAAAGCGCAGCCGTGACGTTGTTGGTCCTCGTGCAGTTGGAGCTCATCACCGACCGCACGCGCGCGGACGTGGCAAATCAGACCGACAAGGGCTTTTACAACGCCTCTGACCTCAACCGCGTGGGCGCGGCGGTGGAGTACATCGCCGGCCGCTTCACGGCGCTCGGCTATGCCTGCCCCGTGACGGTCAAAAAGGACTGGCTGACGAGCGACGCGCCGACCGCCTCGCAGCTGGAGACCTACCGGCAGAACATCGTCACGCTGCGCGGCCAGATCGCGGTCATGGCGTCCACGCCGGAGGCACCGGCGAGCATGGCGGGGCTGAACTACGTCAAGGCCAACAACATCGAGCAGATTTTGCTCGACCTCGACGCGCTCATTACCAACATCACAAAATCGTGGGGCTTCTCCGGCGAGCTGTACGCCGGGGAGGTCTGAAAGGAGACAATATGCAGGACAGAGTATCTTTGTATCCCGGGCGCGTGAAGCTGGAGCCGGTCGCGGGACAAGCCAACACCTACGACCTCACGCGCGCCGACCAGCCCACGCAGGAGGGCACGCCGCTCAATAAGGCGACGTTGCTGAAAGACACCACGGCGGCGCGACTTGGGCTTGGCGCAAGCGCCGTCCCTGATGACGTTCTTGCGCGTATTCCGGTTGCCGAAGCGCGCGTAGTGGCCGATGTTGGCACTACAGTTACCATGAGCAGAGGAGAAACAACGCTTACCGCTGCGGTTGGGGATGTTGGTTATGCAATTTTGCATCCATTTGAATTGGGTGACTGGACTATCGTGTTTACTTACAACGGTTCTCAGAAAACCAAGGTTTACACGCTGGAAGTCATCGGTATCGTGTATGTCTATCCCTTTATGGGCGATGCTACGCTGGAAGTTGCCTCTTGGGACAACATCGCCGCTGTTTCCAAGTTCGGTCAGGCTCCGAACTACTGGAAGGTCGGTGACAAGAAGAACATTACTGTCAACGGTGTGACCTATGCGGCGCAGATCATCGGCTTTGACCACGACACTCTGACTACTGCAGATGGCGGTCGCACCAAGGCGGGTATTACCTTCCAGTTGGTTGACTGCCTGAAAACCACCTACTCCATGAACGACTCCGACACCAATGTGAACGGCTGGCGTGGTTCCACTATGCGTACCTCCACAATGGCAACACTGCTGGACCAGCTTTCCTCCGACCTGAAAAGCGTGTTGAAGTTCGTCAACAAAGTGACCAGCGTGGGTAACAACAGTTCTGGTTTGGAAACTACTTCCGACAAGCTGTTCCTTCTGTCTGAGATCGAAGTCTTTGGTGCTACTCAGAATTCTTACGCTGGTGAGGGCAAGCAATACGAGTATTACACCGCTGGCAACAGCACCATTAAGAAGGTCAATGGTTCTGCGAACGGCTGGTGGGAGCGTTCTCCTTATTCCGGCGACACCACCGCCTTCTGTTATGTGTACAACCGCGGCACCGCCAGCGGCGCAAGCTCCGTCAGCGCCGAGGGCGTGTCCTTCGGCTTCTGCGTTTAATCCCCGATTTCATCAACACCAATCCCGCCTTGTCAGGGGCGGTGTGAGAAAGGAATAGTAGATCATGTTCAAAATCATCAAGGAAGATAAGGTTCTCGGCACGGTCGCAACGCTTGCTTGGGTCAAGTTGCAGGACAACGGCTGCTTTGGCCTTTGCACGGAGGAAGACGCTCATGGCGTGGTGGTGAACGGCGCGGTGTATCACATCGCCGGTAAGCCCGAACTGCCGGGGCATGACACGGTGGTTGTCGCCCCAATTGATGAAATTGCCTACCAGCAGGAGCAGACTTCGGCTCAGGAAGCCAAGCGGCTGCAAATGAATACCGCTCTGGCCGCGCTGGAAAACGAAAACGCCATGCTCAAGGCGAAAGTCAGCGCACAGAGCGCCGTGGCCAGCATCACCTTTGTGGCGCTGGCGGAGAGCGGCGGGCTTGACGAGGTGACGGCGAGCGAGCACGCGGAGCTGTTCGCCGAATGGGCCTACCCCGTCGCCTACACCGTGGGGCAGCTCCGCCGCTACAACGGCACGCTCTACAAATGCGTGCAGGCGCACACCTCGCAGGCCGACTGGACGCCGGACACGGCGGCGAGCCTGTGGAGCGTGGCGGCAGACCCGGCGGAGGAGTGGCCCGCGTGGTCGCAGCCCATCGGCGCGCACGACGCTTACGCCAAGGGCGCAAAGGTGAGCCACAACGGCAAGCACTGGACAAGCAGCGTGGACAGCAACGTGTGGGAGCCGGGCGTGTACGGCTGGACGGAAGCAACCGAATAATAGCCGCGCAGCGGCAGAAAGAGAGAATGCCTATGAACCTATCGACCGTTGCATCGACCTGCTCGGAGATCACCGGCGAGAAATACGCTGATGATAAATAAATTTTGAACAAAGAAAGGAGAAACACAATGGCTACTTACAAGAGAATCGCATCCGACGGCAAGCCCATCGAGGTCACCGACATCCCCTACGGTCTGAGCGAAAAGGCGGGCATCAGGAACAGCATCAAGCAGCCCGTTATGGCGCGCGACATTTCCCGCGCCGGCACGGAGATCTACGTCCTGCCGCAGTACAAGCTCACCTACGATGAGAACGGCTACTGCGTCAAGACGGAGAAGTGCCACATCCCGGAGGATATTGCAGCGAAGCTCGCGGAGCTGAACAAGTGAGCAGAGCGGGGGCTATCCCCCGCTCTATCCTAAGGAAAGAGAGAGTACGCCAATGAACCTATCGACCGTTGCATCGACCTGCTCGGAGATCACGGTCATCCTCGCGGCGCTGGCCATGCTCATCAAGCCCATCCGCAACAAGCTGCTGGGGCTGGACAAGCTGACCGACGCGCTCAAGTGTCAGCTCCGGCACGACATGCTGCACACCTACTACCGCCACAGGGAGGACCACACCATCCGACAGTACGAGCTGGAGGATTTTCTCTATCTCTACCGCGGGTACAAGGCCCTCGGTGGAAACAGTTTTATCGACCGCATCAAGTCGGAGATCGACGAGTGGGAGGTAATGTCATGAAAGACGTCAAGGGCGCTACCTCGGAGGAGATCCGCATGATAAAGGCCATCCAGCGCTCTGTGGGTGCGCTGGACAACGGCTGGATCGGCAACCAGACCTTGAGCGACATTGCCGCCAAGCTTGGCGCGGACTGCTTTCCGCTCAATGTCGAGCTATACGGCCAGCCGACGCTCATCGCGCGGGACATCGAGCCTCTCAACATGAGCGGGCCGCTGCCTAAAGACGCCATCTCGGGGAGCTTCAGCTGGCAGCGCCAGCCCTGCTCCATTCTGGTGCGCGGCGGCAAGGTCGTGCGCGGCATGAGCTGCCACTATCCACGCCCCGAGAGCGTGCTCTACAAGACCACGGACGGCGCGGTGCGCATTGCCCGCGTCTCCTCGGCGGCGGCGCTGGGTGATGTCGTGTGGGCGGTCGGTGGGCTTGGCCTGCTCGACCACTATGACCCCGCGGTGGAGGGCTTTACGGGCGCATACTCAGACGTGCTGCGCAAGACCAACCACACCGTCCTCGGCTACAAGGGCGGGCTGCTCTACGGCGTCTACTGCCGCAGCATGACCGCGCAGCAGGTCAACGCCTTTTGTCGGGACAAGCTCAAGCTGGAATACGCCGTCATGCTCGACGGCGGGCACGTCGCCGCCATCAACGGCGCGTGCAACAAGATCAACACACAAACGCGGCAGTTTTATGCCGTGCGGTTTCTGTAGTAAAGGAGGCTCAAAAATGCAAAATCGACTTGCAAATCTTCTCACGGTCAAGAGCATTGTAACCGTCGTGCTCACGGCGGTTTTCTCGGTGCTTGCCCTGCGCGGCAGCATCAGCGGGACGGAGTTTCTGACGATCTTCACGACCATCATCGCCTTCTACTTCGGCACCCAGACCGAGAAGAAGAAAAATGAAGAGGTTTCTTGAGACCTTAACCTCGTGGGACGGGGCAGTACGGGGCAGTGCGGTGCACAAGCATATCGTGGACGCCTACAACAGCTACCTCCCGCACCCACGCGGTCACAAGCTGACCTACACCGACGACTACTGTGCGGCGATGGTGTCCGCAGCAGCGATCCTCTGCGGTCTGACAGATGCGCTCCCTATCGAGTGCAGCTGCGGCGAGCAGATGAAATGGTATCAGGCGCGCGGCCAGTGGGTCGAGGACGACGCGCACATCCCAACGGTCGGCGAGCAGGTCTTCTATCACTGGAACGACCGCAAGGACTACGCCCTCACGGACTGCACCGGCGCGCCCAACCACACGGGCATCGTGATTGCCTGCGACGGGAAGACCATCACGGCATTCGAGGGTAACAAGGGCAAGGAGCACGAGTGTGCATACCGTATCATTCCCGTCAATGGGCGGTATATCCGCGGTTTTGGCGTGCCGAAATACCCAGCGGAAAAGCGCACGTTGGTGCGCGGCGACAAGGGCGCGGCGGTCGGGAAGCTGCAAGAGTTTCTCAACGCCTGCGGCTACGCGCTGGATGTGGATAACTCGTTCGGCCCCGCGACGCAGAAGGCGTGGGGAGAGTACATCGCCGCGTACATCCTCAAGGCCCTAAAATGATTTGTGCCCGATTCGGGCACGGAAAGGAAAACCGGTGGGAAGTCTGCAACACTTCCCCTCGCGTGGGCGCCTGCAAGCCGTGGTGCCTCTATGGACACACAGCACAGAGAGATCCGCGCTCAACTTTCCGCGATGGCTCCGCGCAGGGCCATTTCCTACATTCGTTCCTTCGACCTGCCGCCCGACGAGGCTGCGAGCCTCATCGAGTGCGACGTGCGCGGGCGGTCCTGCGTGCAGGCGGCGGAGCTGCTCCACCTCAGCGTGGACGGCCTTGCCAAGCTGCGCCGCCGCGCCTACCGCAAAATCGCAGACGGACAAAAAGAGAGCACCGACTAATCGTCGGCGCTCTTTTTTTATGGGCAGGGCAGAACGCGGGCAGTTTGCGGGCAGTTCTCAAGGCGAAAACCGTGGTACGATAGAGGCAGAACAAAAGGAGGTGCAGCGCATGAATTATCCCGCAGGCAATCCTTACCAGCCCTATTACCCCTATCCCGCGCCCACAGCGCCCGCCCTGCGCGCTTCCGCGGCCCCGAGGTATGAAATTATCCATGTGACCGGCAGACGCGGCGCAGAGGCCCTGCAAATGGCTCCCAACAGCTCCGTGCTCGCCCTCGACGACACCGCGCCCCTCGTCTGGCTCTGCCGGACCGACGGAGCCGGCTACCTCACCGTCACGCCCTTTGACATTGCCCAGCACGCCGAGCCCCCCGCGGTGAACGTGGACGACCTCAGCGCGAGACTGACCAGATTGGAGGAGATGTTAAGTGCCCACCAACCCGATGCTGAGCCTGCTAAACCCGCAGGCAAGCGCCGCACCGACAGCAGCAGCGCCGAGCAGTCTTGACGTCAGCGGGGCCGTTGGTCTCTACAAAGCCTATCAGGCCGCGCGCAATCCCATCGCCGCACTGGAGCAGATGGCACAGTCCAATCCAATACTCGCGCAGCTCCGGCAGGCGCAGCAGGGCGGCACCGATATGCGCGGCGCGTTCTACGCGCTCTGCCAGCAGCAGGGCGTCGACCCGCAGACGATCCTCGCGCAGTTCCAGTGATCCAGACGGGGTGCACACCGTTCGGAAATATATTTTTCGGAGGTAAACAACAATGACGGAAGGTCTTTCCCCTGCCGACATCGCCGCTGTTCAGGGCGGCGGCTTCGGAGGCTTCGGCAATGAGGGCCTGTGGCTCTTTGCCATCCTCGCCCTGATGGGCGGCGGCTTTGGCAACTGGGGCAACCGCGGTACCGGCGACCGCAACGCCACGGTCGGCGACGTTCAGCGCGCCACCGACTTCGCGGCGCTCGAGCGCCAGAACAACGAGACCGTCGCTGCCGTGCGTCAGGCTGCCTATGACAACCAGGCCGCGGTCAAGGACGGCAATTACAACATCCTCGGCGAGCTGCGCGATCTGCAGGCTGCCACGGCCGAGGGCTTTGCGCATCAGCAGGAGTGCTGCTGCAACATCCTCCGCGGCATCGACAGCGTCAACTACAATGGCGCGCTCAACACCGCGAGCATCAACGCCAACACCACCGCGCAGACGCAGAAGATCCTCGACGCCATCGCGGGCAACCGCATGGCGGACATGCAGAACCAGATCAACCAGCTCCAGCTGCAGGCAGCGCTGTGCGGCATCCCCCGCACCACGCCCTACGGCTACGGCATCGTGCCGCAGTTCGCGGTCGCCGGCTGCGGCGCCTACAACAACGGCAACATCTAAACCATTTTCTCCGCAAGGGGAATATGGTAACGCCCTATTTGGCGAGGCAAGGCGGGGCGGCAACAGCTGCTCCGCCTTTCAAAATTTTATGAAAGGACCGAATCAATATGAGTAAGTCTGCGATCTATACCACCAACGTCAGCGCACCGACCGTCGCGGTCGGCGGCATCGTGCCGTTTGGGACCACCACGCGCCGCTACGGCTGCAACATCCGTCAGGATGGCAACGCTATCACGCTCTGCGGGCAGGGCTACTACCTCGTCAACATCTCCGCGACGCTCGCTCCCACGGCGGCCGGCACAGTCAGCCTGACCGCGCAGAAGGACGGCGTGGCCATCATCGGCGCGACCGCGTCTCAGACCGTCGCGGCGGCCGGCATCGCCAACCTTGACATCACGGCCATTGTGCGCAACGCCTGCGGCTGCGAGAGCTCGCTCCTGTCGCTGATCCTCGGCGGCGTGGAGTCGGTCGTCAACAACCTCGCGGTCACGGTCGAGAAGCTGTGAGGTGCAGC